GATGTCGTTACCCGGCCCTAGCTTATGCTTTTGCGTTGACCCTGATTCCGGCCTTGAGTGGCTATATCAGACGGACGTTTAGAAGTAGGCTAGGTGTTCGCTCTTGCGCTCCTAGTAGATAATCTTACTTTGATAAATGTTGGACGAATCTCAACCGGCTTCGTCTAGGTGCTATCGCAGCTTCCTAGTAATGTACCACTGCATAACGATGTCTGACCGGTAGTGAATTTTAACATGGATCAAACAAGCTTCTCTTTTTCTTCAACCACAATCACACCAAACGCTGCCTCCCGGGCAGGAACAAATAACGGGGATGTGGACACCCACTCAGGCTTAATTGCGAGTGGGGAGCAAAGAGACTTCCACATCAAGCAGGAGTTTGAAGCTGCATTGTATGAGCAAGTGAAATTATTGGCAACCTGTACGTCCAATATTTCACCTGCTAACATCTATGCGTTGAAAGCTTTTGCTAAAGTGTTGAATCCAATGCAAGAATGTTCTGCTGAGCAAATAATTGCGCAACAGTACGTTTTTCCCTTGGGTTTAAATGCTTTGATTGAAGTGCTAAATACGCGCTTCTATTTACCCTATGCAATGAGGCGTTTTGATAGATATATCAAACAAGCGGCTCATTGCAAAACTGACCCTGACCATATCCATTCATATATGTGTCTGGAACACCGACTTAAAACATCGGCTGACTGGATGACTTGTATTAATAGATTGGTCACACCCGCACTGGATGAGACTCCTATTGTGGAGAATCCTCCAATGCGGACGAATGCAGATGCAACTATACCGCGTCTGCTTTCAATACCACCTTCACCCTTGGCGCAACCTATGCTCGTAGATGTATCTGGAGCAGAATTTGTGCCTAATCGAAATGTTGGCTTTTTTAATTTGACCGAAAACGATGTGCGTGAACGCGTTAATTCATTCTTCACGCAAAATCGACATCGCTTCGTGCCAAATATTGTTCGACCACCATCTGCCACTCTTCCTTGTTATGAATGTTTACTGATCATGACAAAACATCCTGATATATTACGAGTTTATCATGAATCAGATCATGCTTTAGCGAGCCTGAGAATTTTTATGCAAGGAATAGATTGGCAATGGACAAAAGAAAAGACAACAATACCACCACCGTTTAGAGCAAATGCTGGCAATATGAAAAAGCAGCGTGAAATTGATTTAGCAATACGTGACGAAAAACGAAAACGTAATTTGCTAGTCGCTGCTTGGAATAACCTGCACAAACGAGAACATCCTAAACAATCCGTTAAGGAACGAAATCGTGCGTTCAGGGAGGCTACAGCATATCATTGCAATGGACTTGTCGATAAAGCAAAGAGAGCGTGGCATGTCGTGTGTATGGCTGACGAAATGTTAGACGACGCACAATCCACGATCGAAACTGTTAAAAGGATAAAGAACAATGTAAAAGATACGCTTAGCCGAATGTTACCACATTTAGCTGGCTTATTTGCTCGGTGGATGGTTCAGCCACCAAATTTTTGGGCGATGTGTATTGACATGTTTGTGTTAATAGAACGCGTCTGTCCAGATAAAGTTCGCTATACTTTTGATCAACTGATTATTAAGGCTCTCGCATATAAAGATGGCTTGCGTGCTGGCCCAATTGATGCAAAGCACGGATCCGATATAAAGGATCGCGAGGAACTTACTAAAAGGTATTCAAAAGACCCAAAACATCGGGTCAATGGAGGACGAAAAGATAGCAAGGATGAAAACTTAACCAAATCTAGTTTTCTTACTTTGCTGGCTGAACTAAC